TTGAGGAGATTCTACTTTTGAATGATAAATAATTGGTATATCTAAATATTTTCTTGAAATAATAACTGCTGCGGCATAGGAAACACCTTCACCTGGATCTGCACCTGCAACTGTTTCCTCATTTCCTTCCAACAGGCGGTAAATTTTTACCATCTTTCTTACCTTTCCAATAACAATCACAATCTTTTCCTATTCCACTATTACATTGAAGATTATGTCCTTGTTCATCAGTTTCAATTTTTGGTTTTTCTTTTTTAGGAGTAAGTTTTAAAGAAATAGAACTTAATAATCCAACTCTTGAACACCTTTGATTTATACAGATATATTTACCTTTAAGGGTATTATCTTCTTGCATTGGTTTTTCACAGGCGAAACATAAACTAATAGCAATTTCTCTCATAATGAATTGTAATTAAAATGTGTTGTTAATATCTCACAACCTGTACTTGTAACTTTAACCATAGCCTCTATCATAGCAGATTTCTTACCATCTCTGGTTCTAACAGTCCAACCATCTGAATCTCTTTTACCAATCTGATCTTTATACGTTAAATATGGTTCAATACAAACAATTTGTCCCTCATAGAAAGAAGGAATATTATCCCATGCTTTATATAAATATTTCTTTTTCCCCTTTTTATCAATAGTTATAATTTCTTCTTTTCCAATATCAAAATTTAGAATAAGTGGTTCTTCATGCATTTGTTTACCAATTCCATGTCCATGCAAAATTCTATTTACTACATATCCTCTAAAATTTACAAATTTCTCAATTGTCCTTCCTACTTCATTAATCTTAACATTTGGTTTGATTACTTTCAATCCTTCATATAATGCCATTTTTGTATATCTTAACAAACGCTGATCTCTATTTGATATATTGCCAATAGGAATAGTTATACCTGCATCTCCAGCCATATTATCCACAATTATTCCACAATCAATTGTTAATAAGTCTCCATCTTTAAGAAAATAATTATAAGGTGGAGAATGAGCAATTATATCATTTACTCCTAAACAAATAACAGATGGAAATGGATTCTTTGTCCAAGAAGGCTTGTATCCTTTATTAGCACTCTTTACATTTCTAAGTGTCATTGCGATTTCGGCAGTTTTTTCAAGTTCCAAAAGATTAACTCCTACTTTTGCTTTATCAATAATTGTTTTGATAATTTCTGAAGTAACTTCTGCTGGTATCATTTCAAATCATTTCTCCATACATATTCAAATTTCCTTGTTGCATCGGTTCTTTCTGTAAATTCTGCAAATACTTAATTCCAGCAGTATCAAAAAACTTAGAACCTGATGACATATATGCTTCTTCTCTGGTATTTGGATATTCTTGTAGGAACATTTCTTTTGTCGTAAATCCTTTTTCTTTTTCAGTTAACCAATTAGGAGAATAATGTTCTAATGCTGAATAAAATACTGACCGAAAAGAAGAATTACCTTGATGAGCTCTAGTTTCCAATTTCTGATAATAATTTCCATAACCATTAGCTGTTGATTCAATAAATATTCTTCCTATTCCTTGATCTACCATTTGCGATGCGCCTTCTATTGTTTCTTTGGCTGTTAAAATATCTGTATCAGGAAAATGTGCAGCCTCCGAAAAATGAAGATTTTGAATAGATTCAACCCGAAAAGCAGTTTTACTTCCAGCAGTACTAATCCAAAATCTTGCACCATTTATTTTATTTACTAACTCATTGGAATTTGATGTATCGCAAATATCATCAATTGTTTTTCTATATTTAGAAAGAGCAGAATTTATAAAAAACTTTGCTCTTTCAAAAAGCATTCTTGTTTCTTCTCTATTCTTAGAAATACACATAGAAGCAATGGGATAATCTTCAATAAGAAAATCAGTTGCAAACATAGCAAGGATAAGAGAACTAAAACCTTCCTTACGAGCCTTGAGAATGATATCACGAACGCCTGATAGTGGTTTACCATAATGATTGATGATATCTATAAAATACTTATCTTGAACTGACCATAAAATAAAAGGTACTATTTGTCCTTCTTTATTTTTGATAGAAAAGTTGCTTTCTATAAATTTTATATAATTGATCGCCATTATGATAAGTTAAATCTCGCAAATTCTCCAAGAGATAAATTTATACTTCTACCACTCATAATCTTTCTTCGGCAATATCCCGATCAGAATATTACTTGGTTTATTATCAGGTTGGAAAATTCCAAAATCCTTTTTTGTTTCTTTCAAATACTCAAGTCTGACCTTAGCATCCTCATCTACTAAACCCTTAGTCTGCACCCTAGCCATAAGATCATTACTAATGCCCGCCTTACGCAACTCCTCACGATACTTCTCGATTAAAGTTTGAAAGCCAGCTCGATCTGTGAGATTTTGTTTCGGTTTTAGTGAAGATGAATGAGAATAACCACCTTCAATCATAGCTTCTTGCAAGGTCTTTCCACCACTTCGTATAGCCTCGAATGTTTTCTCTTGATTAGGTGTAGGTCTTACTTTATTTTTTGCCATTTATCCTCCTTACCTACAAAGTTTTCATAGCGTTTTCGTATAACATCACAGTATTTCTCGTCAATTTCCATCATGTAGCAGGTTCTATTTGTTTGTTCACAAGCAATAAGAGTAGATCCTGAGCCACCGAAGAGGTCAAGGACTATGTCGTTATCTTTAGCAAATTGCTTTATAAACCAGTTAATCAATTCTCTTGGTTTTTGAGTAGGGTGTATTCTACTCTTGGTGTCTTCTTGAGACAAACCAAAAAAACCCTTCCAAACATAGCTAATCACATTTCGCTTATGCTTCTGTTTTGACCAACACATCTCGAAATTAGAACCGAACATTTTATCGTAGGTGGAGTTAGGACTAACTCCACCGCCAGTCTTATCCCATACAAACCAAGAACCATCCTTACCAAAGTTAGGTAGTGTCTCCACATAGTAATCCCCACCCCACCAAAATTGCTCCTTGATATCATCAAGAAAATCAAACCACTTATAATCAAATGGCTTATCATCCCCGATGACTTTGTCATATTTATTACCCCGTGCTATACCAACCATACCTGAATAGTCTGTATCCAAATCCATCCCATACGGCGGATCAGTAAACACCATATCTGCCTTCTTCCCATCCATTAGCTTTTCCACATCCTCTATCTTTGTTGCATCCCCACAAAAAAGATAGTGACGACCAAGCTGGTATCGTTCCCCCAACTTACTTATTGCGGGCTCACTAGATACCTCTGGTGCTTCGTCCTCCACCGTATCAGGTCTAAATTGATTTAATAAATCCGTTAATGTAATAGTCTTACCTAAATCCACTTTGTAATTATCTAAGTTAATATCAATACCAAAATTAGTAATAAGTTCTGCCAAATCCTGTTCAATATAATACCCCGCCCTATCATTATCCGATAGAGCTATTTTTATTTTATCAGCCTCAGTCTTAGGCTCAACAATTGATACCCATATATCACTAATACCCAACTCTTGATATGCACGCAGCCGCATATTACCCCCTAACACCTCGCCATCGGATGTAATAATAAGAGGCTTATACTGGCCTAATTCTTTTATTTGATTTCTTAAACGTTCGAAGTCTTCTTTTTTAATAGCACGAGGATTTTTATTCCAATTATGTAGAGTTTTTATATTTCTAATTTCGTTTTTCATCCTTTATTCTATATCTATCTACTTGTGTACCCACTTCTGCTTGCTTATACGGATTGCCATACGCATCATCAAAAAGCTCGCTTACTTCTCCCTTTTCATCTTTCGGTTGCAGTAAATCTTTTGCATATTCTCGTCTATCAAAATCTCTTATAGATTCTGCTTCAATGCTATAACCACTCCATATTTTTCCTGCTCTTGGCAATTCTTCTTCTAAATTGCAAACACTGCATTTACGTTTATAATATTCGCTAGTTACTGCGATAGTAACCATATTAGAAAAAATAGTGAGATCGTGGCTGCAACTAACCATAAAGTTTTAATTTCAATCATGGTTTTGGTGATTTAATATCTTTTGGCATTTGTATATCTGTCTTCGGCGGATGAACGAGTCCTTCTTGAAAAACTTTCTCATCTCGCATTCTTTGTTCGTCTTGTGGTGTTGGAGATCCTAACCATTTTGTCCACTCACTATCTGAAATTTCCTGCCTCGATATTTCCATTCTTTCTTCAGGAGTTAATTGTTCCCATTTGACAACACTTTCCTTAATACCTTTTTGTTTTATCCATTCTTTTTCATATAGTTTTTTAATTAACGTTACGCCATACAACCAAACAAATAAAATATAAGGTAAGAAAAGACCAATAAAAATAAAAGCAATAGCAATTATTTGTTCCATATATTAGAATATAATTCTTTCTTTATTTTGTGCCATTCACGGCTTATTCCAGACTTCAATAGCTTTTATAATTTCTTTAGCGGATTTATTTCCAATTCTTTTTATTTTCAAAAGGCTTTCTTTTTGCATAAAAGATAAAAGATCTTCTACAGTTTTAATATTTGCTTTCTTTAAAGCACTTTCGGTAAATATATGTAATTTTAATTCTTCAATTAAACCTTTAGTTTTTTTTAATTCTTCTACTGGTTTTTTTTCAGATGTCCAATCTGAATCTTTTTGATTTAAAAGACCAAGTTTTAAAAATTCTTTGTCTAAATTACTAGAAAAAGTATTAGTAAAATGATCTATATAGGAAGAAGAACGAATACCAATAGCAAAAAGAGCACCTAATGCCGATTTATAAACTGCTCTTATTATTTGCTCTCCCTTTTTTATATCATTCATTTTGTTCTTTTTTTTCACGCTCAGATGGTTTATCCACAACAAGAGCTTCAGTCGTTAAAATCATTGAAGCAACACTTGCCGCGTTTTGAATTGCTGAAATAGTAACTTTAACTGGATCAATAATACCTGCTTCTTTCATATTAACATATTTTTCATTAACAACATCATATCCTATTCCTTCTTTTCTCATTAAAATTTCATTTATTACAACTTCTCCATTTATTCCAGCGTTTTCTGCTAAAAGTTTAAGAGGTTTTGATAATGCTTTTTTTACAATATCAATACCCAAAACTTCATCCTTCAACATATCAAGTTCTACTTCAATTTTAGGTATTGCGTTAAACAATGCAAGACCACCACCTTCCACAATTCCATCTTCAACCGCAGCTTTAGTCGCACCTATTGCATCTTTTACTCTTTCTAATTTCTCTCTATTTTCCGTATCAGATGCTGTACCGACTTTAATTACAGCAACTCCTGATGTAAGTTTTGCCAATCTTTCTTTATATTTTTCTTTTAAATATTCGTGTTCTTGTTGATTTAATTGTTCTTCAATTTGTTTTGCACGATCTTTCACTTTTTCCTTATCACCTTTCCCACCAATAATAACTGTCGATTCCTTAGTTGCTAAAACCGATTCAGCTTGACCTAATTCCTCTATTTTTGTATCTTCAACTTTTTTCCCCATTTCCTTACTGATAAATACTCCATTAGTTAAAATAGCAATATCTTCAAGTCCATCTCTTTTATGTTCTCCGAGCGAAGGTGCTGGAACTGGCAAAACGTTCAAAACTCCGCGTTCAAAATTCTCTGCTAATATTGTCATTGCCTGACGTTCTATACCATCTGAAATAATAAGTAAATTTTTAAGTCCTGCTTCTAAAAAGTGAGTTAAAAAAGGTAAGATTTCACGAGGAGAAGTAATCGAATGATCTGTAATCAAAATATATGGTTTGTCAACTTTTGCTTCCAACCGAATATTTAATTTTCCATCTAAAATTCTAAGAACAAATACAGGATGTATCCAACCTTTATCCCATTCCATTCCATCCTTATATTCAGTTACAAAACCTAATTCCGATCCCTTTTCAACAGTTACAACTCCATATTTACCAACCTTTTTAAGAGCTTGTGCTACAACACCTCCTATCTCTTTATCAGCCGCAGAAACAGTAGCAATCTGAATCATTCTATCAATTGAATCTTTAATTGGTTCAGATGTTTCTTTTAAGTATTTAACAACTTGTTTTACTGCTTTTTCAATTCCTTTAATAAGAAGCATTGGATTTGCTCCTGCAATTACGTGACTGTTTCCTTCTTTTAATATTTCATATGCTAAAATCGTAGCTGTAGTAGTACCATCACCTGAAGAATCATTGGTTTTTCGTGCTGCTTCTCGTATCAGCATTACACCAATGTCTTCTTTTGGATCATCAAGTTTTACTTCATTTGCTACTGTTATTCCATCATGTACCACAATTGCTCCACCATATTTTGAAGATAAGGCTACATTTCGACCACGAGGCCCCAATGTTGTCCCAACAACTTGAGATATTATTCTTGACCCTTCCATTAATAAAGTTCGAGCTTCCTGCCCAAATAATATATCTTTTGAAATTATTGCCAAAATTTACCTCCTTAATTGAATTGCGAGAACACTATCAAATGGTATCAAAGCAGTTTTTTCTTCTTCGCCATAATTTTCGAGTTCATGTGCAGTATGTCTTTTAAAAAAAATAATATCTCCTCTTTTTAGATAATGCAAACTTTTTGAATTACCATCTTTGTCTTCTAAGATAAATTCTGGAGGATTTGAAACTACACCATCTTCTAATACTTTTGAACCGCCAATCTCAAGAACTTTTGCAGACATTGAATCTTCGTCATTAGAAACATATAAACCAGATTTAGTTTTAGAGTCGGATTCTACAATTTGAATATAAATTAAACCTCTTGAAGGTAGAATCATATTAGTTTAAATTCTTTTTTTCTGTTTCTTTTTTAATCATCTTTTCAATGATTTTTATAGAAATTATTATTTTTTTTAGATTTTCTTTATTCATTGTTAATTGATCTATCATATTAGGACTTAATGTAACTTCTATTAATTGCCTTTCTTCTAATACTTCAATATTTATTTCTGCGTTTATTTGTTGTAATAAAACATCATTATATATTCTAATCAAACATTGCTCACGAGTTAATTTATTAATATCCACAAACAAAATAACTATATCATTTTCTAATTTAAAAAGTCAAATTTTGATTCTTCTTAAATATTTTCTTCAGTCTTTTTATATCTCTTTCCGTCAATCTATATTGACCTAATATTTTCCTAAACTTAAATAACTTTAATATTATTCTTAAATTTTCCACCCTTATATTTAATTCCTCAGCTATTTCCTCAGCTGTAAAAGTAAATTTTACTTCAGACGGTATTATTCTTATCACAAACTTTTAATCACATCTTCCAAACTATAAGCCACAATCGTTTGAGCTCCATGATCTTCAATTAATTTAAGCATTTGATCTTGATAAAATGTTACCTTATTATATCCTGCTTTAACTTCAATAAATATACTTTTGCCTTTTTTAAGAGCATAAAGATCAGGAGTACCAGCAGGCGCAAGCCTTACCATTTTATCCTTATTAGTTCTTATCATTCCGCTATTAAGCCTTAATACAAACCAGCCCTTACGCGCAAGATATTCCCTAATTAAATTTTGTAATTCGTGTTCACTAAGCTTCATTTTCTATATAGTTGAAGTGAATACGCCTGATCTATTTTAATCTTCATAATCTCCCCTCAAAACGCTGGCCTTGGTATTTGGATTTTATTTTCTTTTTATACTTATTTTTCAGGCCATCCCCATTACAATCACAACATGGACAAAAATGATCCGACTTGCTCTGTTTTTTTTGACATTCATATCCTCTATAAAAAGAACAACCCATAAAATGAACCTTCACTGACTTACCACTGCCATCTGAGCAAATCATTTGACACTGAACGCTATTTACTAAATCTTCTTTAGCTTTTTCTATAATATCTGTTTTTTTCATCCTACCTATAGTCCTTTCTCACCTCTAAATATGCTCTTTCCGTCCCATGTACAATTTGGACATTCTTGGCGGTGGAGTTTTTCCCAACCTTTCTTGGTATGTGGATGATCTTTCAGTTTAGCTTTAACTTTTTTTAAGAGTTTTAACCTTAATTTAATTTCGTCTTTCGGCTTATCTTTTTTAATATAAGCAATCCTGTTTTTTAAAGGTTCGGTTAAAGGTTCTGCTAATTGTTGATGGTGGATGTGCCAATACATTTGAACGCCATCTGTTCCCCGAAGATCTGCTTCCTGAAGGTTTGTTACCCAAAGGTTTGCTCCCCGAAGGTCTGCTTCCCGAAGGTTTGCTCCCTGAAGGTTTGCTCTCCAAAGGTTTGCTCCCCGAAGGTCTGCTCTCCAAAGGTTTGCTCCCCGAAGGTCTGCTCTCCAAAGGTTTGCTCCCCGAAGGTCTGCTTCCCGAAGGTTTGCTCCCCGAAGGTTTGCTCCCTGAAGGTCTGCTCCCTGAAGGTCTGCTTCCCGAAGGTTTGCTCCCTGAAGGTCTGCTTCCCGAAGGTTTGCTCCCTGAAGGTCTGCTCCCCGAAGGTCTGCTCCCTGAAGGTCTGCTCCCTGAAGGTTTGCTCCCCGACTAACAGCTTCTTCCAATGTTTTCTTAATAGTGTTATTTTCGGTTTCGTATTCGAATAATACTGAACCTGTAATCCAATGAGTTATAGAAATCTTGATCTTCATCTTACCTATAGTCCTTTCTTATTTAATTTTGGATTTTCAAAGATATTGCCAATAACTTCACAGGTCATCCCATCTCCATTATAATTCCATCCACTAAAACTCGCTTCCTGCTCGTTATATCTGACTTCTTCAACTCTATAATTATAAGCATTAGCATCTTGTTCCCAATCTCCATTTTTACAAATATCTTTTTCATAAATCTCTTTTCCGTTCTTGTCTTTAAGACCTGTGAATTGCATATAATCAGAAACTTCTTGGTCTGGAACAACCCAATCCGATTGAGCATCATTTATGTTCCAATAGAACATTTTTTTATCTATATTTCCCCAAGCTCTGAATTTAATTTCTCTTTTCATTCTACCTATAGTCCTTTCTTTTCCCTCTTATCAAAACTATCATGCATGATTACTCCTGTTTTATCATCAATTCTTATTTTACATTCACAATCTTCGGGGAAATTAGTTTTATGTTCCTTAATATCTCCGATTGGTAGTGTTTGAATTGTCCAACCTAATCCTTCTCTTTTTTTCATTGCCTATAGTCCTTTCTTTTAGCCATAAATAGCTTGCCATTCCTCACAGCGTCTACAAGAATTATAATTTCCACAAGGTTTGTCTATATAATGATCTTTAAAATAACACCCACAATTACAGACCTTATTTTTAAAGTCATTAAGTCTTCTATAAATTCCATATTTGTCTTTTCTTCTTTTATATTGAGTTTTCATACTACCTATAGTCAAGTCAGACTTGACTATAGTCCTTTCTTTTCACAAGATCTATAATTCCAAGCATCAACTAAAAGACATGCCATTCTTGCCCATAATTCGTATTCTGCGGGTTTATTGTTATTACAAAAGAATAATTCAACTTGTCCTGAACCCATAACATCACAACAAGGTAACCTTTTTACAAAATGTCCCATACTTCCATTAATATGTTTTTTGTCTACTCTATAATCAATTTTAGGTATGTTCCCACAAAAAGGACATTCCAAGAGTTCTTTAATTTTTTGTTTTATAATTTTATCTGCTTCAATCTTTTTCATATCTACCTATAGTCCTTTCTTTTTACTAGACTTTTCATATTAAGTATTTATTTAGAGATTAGGTTTTTAGTTTCTTTCTTAACCTCTTTTTTTATTAAATATCCCCAGCATGCACCGATAAGACAATTAGCAATCCCCAAGGCTTCATCAATGGTTAATTCTATCCATATATCAAATTCTTTTACCCCTTTATTTTTTTGAGCAAAATATATTTTATTTTCTGGATGAGCTGAATTTTTAATAATTCCACTTTCAAAATGAGCATTCTTATACTTAATATAAAACTCTTTGGATACTTTTGTTGCATAATGTTTTCCATCCTCGTTAAACTTGACGATTCTCATCTCTATCCTTTCCTTCTGTTTTAACTAGACCTTGCCCTTTAGTAAAATATCAAAATCCTTTATTTTATTTCTCCAAGCATAATCCATAAGTAGAAGCAAAAGTTCTGGTTCAAGATGTGTTATGCCCTTTTCAATTACTAAACATTTATCATCCCAACTAATAGTATATTCTGCTCCGCTTTTTAATTTGAATGTTTCCGTTCTGTCTTCCATTGTAATCTCCTTTCTTTCTGTTTTAACTCTTAACTAATCCATTGTTTTTAAGTAATGTGTTTTTAAATAATATTCCACAGCCAAACGAATTAGGATACTTCTTCCCTAACGCTATTCTTGCGCTACCTTATCAAATTTATTTAAAATAGCTTCTGGTAAACTAATGTTAACTGTTACAATTTTTTGTTTTTTCTTTTTCATCTCTACCTATAGTCCTTTCTTTTCCTCATACACCTATTTTACCTGTTGTCAAGGGATAGTTACCTTATTTTATTTACCCAAACCCAGACCAACACTCAGAACTAGGCCTAGACCCAGACCAAGACCTAGACCAAGCCCAAGACCAAGCCCTAGACCTAGACCCAGACCAAGACCTAGACCTAGACCACCCAGACCAAGACCAAGACCTAGACCCAGACCTAGACCAAGACCAAGACCTAGACCAAGACCCCCAGTATAAGTTACATCCTGCAATTAAAAATCTATTCATATTCTTTGGACGTGGTAAAGAATGTATCCCTTCTTATCTGCCTACCGACAGACAAAACCTATCAGCAGACAGGCTAACAAACTATTTTTGCTCTCTTGGAAGTTTGTTTTTCCATAAAAAGGCATCTGTAATAGAATTGATATTAACAAACATATCAACTTCAACTGGTTCTACTTCAGATAAAATACCTTTATTAATAGCATCCATAAATCGCCCAGAGTCTGCTATCCAAGCCCCATCTTCTAAAACCAAGAATTGTCCTACAATCGCCTTTACTCTACCTGTCATATGGTAGGTAACCGTTCTTATGAAATAAGCGTCTCCTATTTTAAAAGGTACTTCCAATTTCTCGTATTGTATTTTAAAAGGTACTTGCAATTTCTCGTATTGCTTAATTTCACTCATATTTCCACCTCCTTCTTTTTAATTAAATCTGATTTATTTTCTTTCATTCTACCTATATTCCTTTCTTTCTTTTTTAACTAACTATTGCCGTATCTATTCTTGCTTGTCCCTAGACTATCTGAGTAGATTTTAAAAACCACAGTCTCCTGCCTTTTTGTTCTATTAACCAAAGTTGTTTCCAGTAATGTTTTATACACCATACCCAACCTGCCCAATCTCTTAAAAAAGTAAAGTTTCTGCAATTAGGTGAAAAGCATCCATGATTTCTTCTAAATCTTAATTCTGCTTCTGGTGTTTTACTTGCTTGTTCCATCTTTTTCATTGCTATCGTTCAATATCTATTTCCGCATCTCCTCTTGCCCCCAATTCCTTTGCACATTTAATAAGTTCCTCATCTGTCATAATATTAAGATTATCTGGCACAAAATAGCCTTCTCTCTCCGCCATTGAAAAATAATGTTTTGCGTCTTCCAAAGTCATATTCCCCTCAATCTTTTACAAATTGTTCGGCAACCACACCCCAGTTAACAACCAAGTTACTTTAATAGTTTAATGAAAAATTCACTCAAGAATCCTTAAAAGGATCTTCACCTGTAAAAAGCGCACCAATCCTAATCGGTGTATCCAAATATATATCAATAATTGATTTATCCAGTTTTTCTTTTGGATCATTAGTTACCGTGTAAACAGTCTTTTCTCCTTGTTTTTCACGAGTAACTATGAAATCGTAATCTCTGGGATCACCCCATTTTGGATTATCAATTACTTTTTTAATGTAATTTAGGATTGTTTTTTGGGTTATCTCTAAAATCTGTACTTTTTTTTCGGCATAATTCCATACGGGAAAAGCCCAGAAAAACTTAGGTATATCAGGTTCTCCGAATTTGTTTAATTCGAGCTCCTCAACAGGCACAGATTCAGTTCTATGAATTCTAACAGGCTTTCTTGTGTCATCTATTGTTTTCCAATATTCAATTCCCTGAATTGCTGTACCCTCCGAAAATGCGCCTAAAATACGAAATCTATTATCACCATCCTGCCAGCGCATATATCTTGAAGTACTTGGTATATTATAATCCTCATCTTTAGAATAAAAATCACTCATCATTTTCACCTCCTTCCTCTGCCTTGCTTACTGTACCTGAAATTATATCATTTGTTGAGTCTCAGCCTCATTAAACTTTTCAATTACTACTTCGCATTTTTCTTTACGAATGTATCCCGTATAACATTGGCCATACCATTCCCACTTGTCATCCTTCTTGAATTTGCCTACTAATTTAGGAGCGTGTGTTTTACACCATCTTGTTTCAGTTATTAAATCTTTCATATTATTCATATTTCGTTAAGGCACAGCCATTAGTAAAACCTACCCAAGGCGAAAAGCTACCTTCTTTATTACCCTCTATCCCATCAGCTCTATCCCAAATCCTATAACCGCAGCTTATATTCCCCTCTGGAGTAGCGACTTCTAAAAGTGAACAGCCTTGAGTTTTAAAATGAACAGAATTTATCCTCATGTAGCCTATATCAATGCTTCCATTAGTATTTGTATTAAACCCATCGGCTGGATGATTTAGCCCTTCACAAAGACTTACCGCAATAGCCATTTTATAATGCTCTATTCCAAAATATTTATAGATAAGTTTTTCAGGATCGGTTTTTAAATCGGAAGGAGCGGGTATGCTTTCAATTATCTTAACTATTTCCCTAGTAGCGGCTTTTCTCTCTTTAATAGTTATCGGTTCTTTTAATTCAACTTTTACAACTTGATTAAAAGTTAACGTATGAGTATCAAAATACATGCTTATTTGCTTTAATACAAAGTAAAATGACGCTATTAAAAGAATAAGAATAAAGACAATTACTAAAGCGTACGTAAGTTTTCGTGATTTATTCTTTTTAAGATGTAAGTTTTTCATGTTAGTTTTGCTTTCGAGCTATAATATGTATTCCTAGATCTTCACATTGTCTTATAAATTCAACAATTTCTTCTAAGTCTTCAATTTTCCAAAGATACCTCTTCGCCATAGTATCCATGTCTTGTCTGTCGCCATCGCATACTTTGGCAATCAAATCGGAGAAGTAATTGTAGCATTGTATGGTTTTTGCTAAGTTCATATTAATACATAATACCATACGGTTTGATGTTTGTCAAGTAAATCTTTCTATATCTTTTTTCTTTTCCGCGCCTCTACTCCTAATTTAGAAATATCTTTCATTCTTTGAAACTCTTGGGGACTTTTCCTTTTTTGCCAGCTTTTCTTGCCAAGTAAGGATAAATACTCTCTAATATAATCTTGCATATTTATATGCTATCATACGGATAGGTTTTTGTCAACATGAAAGTATTTTACCGCAATATTTACATCGAAACATCATTTAATAATACTTCAGTACCCTTGAAGAAATGTATTTTATGTAGAAAAGTCAACATATCACATAGAAGAATTGATGTTATATCGGTTTTTGGCGATGAAGAAAGTTTTTGCATTAGGTGCTGGATTAACAAAGTTTGGTATAAATCAAGGTAATAAATTTGAATCCAAAATTCTTTAATCGTTTTTCAAGATATTTTTTACCATTACTATTTTCCCCCTTTATATTTTGCAAAATCTTCAACAATATTATTTTCTTCGTTTTCTTCAATCAATTTAGCCTTAATCCTAGGGTAGCCCCTACCATACCCCCTACCCTCCTTAACAATTACCTTATCCATTACCATAACCTTATTCCAATTTTCAATAGGAGGAATATATGAAAGTTTTAATTCGTTAAAAAAATAATTGTATATTTCATTTGGAACCGAATTGAAGTCTTTAATAAATGATTTTAGAATATTATTTGCCCAAGAATATTTATTATGTTCCGAAAAGTTTATTATAAAAATCCAATTTTTAAAAAAAGCATATTTATTATTGTTTTGTAATTTTATCTTCAATTTTTCAAGTTGTTCTAAGGTAAAGTCTAGGGTAGAGCAAATATATTTATCGGGTAATTCATAGATTCCGCATAGATTTACATGATTATTGGTAAAAAGATAAAGAAAAAACATTTTTTCAGTTAATGTTAAATCCGAAATATATCCATCTTCCCAAAATTTAGTGTTTATCTGTCGGTATTTCATAATCCGTCCGTCCGTCCTGATCTATTACAATATAACCCTGACCGTTACAAGCTTGACAAGTTTTTGCGCCATATTTAAGACTACCAAAACCATTACAAACAACGCATTTAAAAGGGATTTTTTTGGGTTCAACTTTAACTTCTTTCTGTCCGTCCATATTTATAAGAATAATGTAATAAATCTGTAAGAAAAAGTCAACTATCAACTTTTAGTACAGACTAAATCAAAAGAGGAGTAGAAACTTTTTGTAGCTACTCCTCTTTTGTATGAAAGAGCGTTTCAGAAAGTAATTACTTTAACTCTCTGGACGTTAAACTTATTGGTATCACTTATTAGATAACTTGTCAAGTGGCTTAATTCTTATCAACATATCTGGTTTTCCTTTTCTATTTAGTATCTTAAATCCTTCCATAACCCCATTTTCAATATATCTTAATACCGCTTTACCGAGGTTATGATCCTCCTTATTTATTTTTGATAACAAAGCAGGCTTATTTTGAAATAAGCCGAAGAAGCTCGGATAAGCATCTTGCGGGAATGGATTATTAGGCAGTTCTTTCATGTAAAAACTCGTCTAGTATTTTTAATTCTTCTTCTGATATTTTTAGCTCGCTAGCATAAGTTGTGCCTTTGTAGATTATAATTAAATAGTCATTATCATCCTTAGATTTTATAAACTCAACGTTCTTTTTTCTCATTCTCTTTTATAATATCATCCGCTATGCGTGAAAAACCATCTAACCATAATTCTCTATGAGCTCCTTTTTTCATTCCATAAATTATTTTCTCAAATTCATCATCTATTTCTATAAGTTTTGCCTCATCTTCGCTATCTCCAATTTTTGAGAATATCTGTACTGGTTTTTCTTTTTCTATTATATGTTTCTTTATCTCATCAATATAAAAGATGCTTTTAATTGCATTATCTAATGTCTTGGCGTTGATCTCCACGTTTTGTTGTGTTACTGGTACTATTTCTTTCAATCCCATGCATCCCTCCTCTTGACCATGTTCTGCTGTTATGCCCTGGCCATGTACCGCCTGTATTATTTTCTATCATGTTTCTGTTTGCCTTGCGTTTATATTCTTGTCTCTTGTCAGAAGCAAGAACATAATGAATTCCGCTTTCAAAATAATGAATTTCAATAAGTTCATCTCCTCTTAATTCTTTCTCTATCATGGTTTCAATTTAGTATATTCTATGAAAATAATCATTAAAAGTAAACCTAGACCACTGATAATAAGACCATTCTCATTCATAAGAACTATCTTCTACAATGTCAAATTTGACACATAATAGCACTATAGACAAGAGTTTTATTACTTTCTGAATAATTGCTTGGCAAAGACCATGACCACGTTAATTACGGGAATCCAAATGGCAATTTTAGGGTTAGTTTTTACAACCTCAAGAACCTCTGGATCAGCTAAAAAAGCTACTATAATACCAACTACTGTTGATCCTAAAACCCAGAAGAAAGTTTTTTGTGTATCTTTGCCAGCTTCAACTGTTTTATTTAGAACATTCATTTTCTCTCACCTCACCTTCTATCATTCTTTTATCCGCATCTTTTTCGTAAAACTCTCTATTCTTGAAATAATTAGCCGCGAAGATTATTCCTTCCCCGCATATTTGTTCACTGTGTCCTTTTTCATGTTCTAATAAACTTTTATTGCCGTCATAAATAATTATGCTGTCGCCGAAAAGCAACGGTAAAGTTACTCCTCTTTTAAACAATGTGTTTTCAACAACTATCGCTTCACAGCCTTGTATCTCCTCGGTATGAATTGACTTTGTAAACACAGTTGATATTCCGCCTAAACTTAATAATCCTAATAATAATAATTCCTTCTTCATTTTTCATGTCTATGCTGTTCCTTAAATTCTTCTCTTTCTATTTTAAGTTTTTCTTCAGTTGGCTTGTAGACTACAATCCCAAATTTACAAACCTTGCAAGTAATATAATAAACGTTTTTCATTTAGCGAAAGCAAAATCTACTAACGCAGGCGCCCTTTCTACTACCGCGACAACTAATAAAATCAGCATGACCCAGTATCTTTTATTAAGACTCTTTATGTCTTTACGAATTTCGCAAATGTTATCATCAATATCTTTTAAGTGTTGTTGGGTCATGCCTTTAAAGATGCCGTTGTTATTCCTCATTTTTGTTAAATAGATTCTTTATTTTTTGAAATATATTTTTTTTACTACTTCTTATTACTACAGTTTTATTATCCAATTTTTCTTTGACTTCTTCCATTTTATCTTCAACTGTTATTGCAACTTCTCCAATATCTGCTTTAATATCTTTCTGTACCTGAGTCTGATGATCTTTATTAAGATTAAGAGAATATTCTAATGCTGTAAGTCTTGAAAGAATATCTTCTAAGATATTACGATCTTGATATAAAAGATCCAATGTTTTCTGAATAGTATCTACTCTACGAACTATTTTTTTTAATTCTTCTAATACAAAGTCCTGTTCTATTTTTTCCATCTGTTAATAAATTTTTTAAATAATTGTTTCATTAAAGTGAATATATTTTTTGTTTCTTGAAGTTTTATAATTTCTTCAGTTAATTCAGTATTTTTTATAGAAAGAATAACCATATTTTGATTTATTTGCGTAATTTTTTCATCTTTTTCCCTAATTATTTTTCGTAATTCTTCATAATGAGCTTCATTTACACCATTTTTCTTTTTTTCCTCTTGATACAAATTCCAGTTTTGGTCTCTTTCATTTCTTAGTTTATCTATAACTGATTGAGGAGAAAATGATTTTGCTTCACGAATTATCCTATCTATATCTAAAGTTCCAGGACATTGTGTAGCTTTAAATTCTTTATGTCCTTTTATATGGTCTCTATCTAATGGAATCCTATATTTACGGCATAATTCTTCGACAAATTGGGCTGAAGTTTGATAAGTAGCATCGGTTATAGGTAAATTAGGACTCCCTTCGTGTTCAATACCTATACTTTTTAAGTTAATATCAAATACTCCTGCGTGAAATGCAGTATCTTCGTCTTTAACATACTGGTGAATTTCCCCATCTCCGATTCCGTAGTGGGCTGAAGCGAAACGTTTAGGATCAGCAAAAGTAGCATCAATAGATTCAAGAGTTCCTACAATCCAATGAAGCACTACAAGATTAATATTATTATTCCTTCTTCCTTTCTCGAAATTATTACTATTGGCAGGGATAAATTTTACTTGCATATTATTCTCCCATAATTCTTGCTATTTCTTCCTCGACTGCTTGAGTCAGCATACCAATTTGCTGCATTCTTTGCACATAAGTAGCTCTTTCTTGTTTTGTTTCAAGACTTTTTATTTGATTTAAAATAACTCTTGCTCTTGTTGAAACGCTTGAATTTCTAAGCGCTCTTTCTATTTGCGTTGTTTTTAATGCCTTTTCTTCTGCTAAATCATCCATCGCTTTTTCAATGGACGGTGTTATTACATTTTGATACTTTCGCAGAACTTGTAATCTTCCTTCTTTCGTTGTACTAGCCACAATCTCATCAATTATTTGTTGAGCCAATCGTCTATCTTTTAAAGATAAAGTTCGTTTTTCTTCTTCAAATTTTCTAATTTCCTCAAATTCTTTTCCTACTTGCTCTCCGCCTCTTACTTCGGTAAATCTTCTTCCTATTTCCCCACCTGTTCCACCAAATATATCTCCTGATAGTACACGGCCTACTTGTCTTCCTACCCCGCCTGTTGTAGTTTGAACAATATTTTCAAGCTGCAATGGCGAAACATTGAATAACTGTCCTATTTGTTTGTACAATTCAGGCGTATATTGAGTATACTGTTCAGCAGGTGCTACATCTTGCATATATTCAGGAACAATGGGTTGTCCTCTAAAAAGGCTCTGTCCAGTGGTTGCTTCAATTCCTGCTCTTAAACCAGGAGGCAATATTCTGGATAATGATTTACCCATAGCTTCCCTATTATATGGAAAACCAATAGGTGAAATATCTTCTATAAAAGTTGCGAAAAATTCAGGAACTGAACGCGGATGGTTATTATCAACAAAACGCAAGAAATTCTCTATAGCATTAGCAACAGGGGATATTATTTGTCCTTTTGGAGCCTTGATTGCATAAAGAGGTTTTCTTTCTGCTCTTTCCTGTGGCGTTCTATCTTTATAAATAATTATCCAGTTTAAATCTCTTTCATATTGCGGAATATCGTTATAATCATCAAAAGACCGATTAAGAATATAAAGAAGCATTGCTGGAAAACCTATAAATGTTCCTGCCATTAAAGCTGCTTGTTTAGGATTCTGTTTCCACGCATGGCCTAATCTTTCGGCTCCCTGAATATTAGCGTTCAAAAATGGAATTACTTGATTTAAAATCTTACCAATTGTACCTGCTTTTGAGAAATCAACTGTAACATCTCGCGATTTAATAGCTGCTTCTGTTGGTGTCTCTCCCAATGTAAGTCCTGCTTTATACCTTGCAAGTCGCGTTGCCTGTTCTCCTGTTTCACCCAAGTATCTTATGGCATCAGGAATTGCAGTTGCTACACGTCTATATAAAGGCGGTTTGATTCCAGCTAAACTCTGAACAGTAATTTGCGGTCTTCTAAATAATTGTTCTGTAAGAGTTGCATGGGCGCCGCCTTGTCGCAACCAATCTTGGTATAGGTCATCTCTTTTTGCAGCGCTAGCCAAAGCCATTGGATAGGAAAAAATCAACTCCGCAGTTCCCTTTAATCCCTGTTCAGCTCTAGTTAAAAACATTGCATTTTGTATATCTCTAATAATATTAGTCGGAATAAATGCCATATTTAGTATTGTCGCTCCAGCCCTAAGAATTCTTGCTTGGGGAGTTAAGGTTCTAACAAGAATATTGCTTGCCTCAGCATCAAGATTCTTAATTGCTGCTGCAACTGGTTCTGGCACTAAATATCGGACATTTTGACCATCAACAAAAAGATTTATTGTATTCATACCTTTTGGAATAACATCAGTTTCTTTAAATGGAGTAATCAATTCTTGAAATGCAGAATCAACATTACGAAGATTAATAAGATTTTGCATTGCTTCATTTCTTTCAGTAAGAGCCATTACTTGTCCTGTTTTTCTAACTAATGCTTCTATTGGATCACCTAGTTCTTTCTCACTTCCTATAAGCCTTTTTATAACATCTTGGCTAGCAACATTATAGGATGTTCTTGCAAAACGCCCTTTTTCAAGATTATCTGTAATATGTTCAACTACTTCAAAAGGAACATAAAATTGATTTTTAGCTTTTATATTTTTGTAAGATACGTCATCAATAATCCCTGAATTTCTGAGTCTTTTAAGAAGTGTGTTGCCAAATTGTCTAACTTCTTTTGCCGATTGCTCAAGTTGGTCAAAACCATCTTGCCCATATTTTGCAATCAGTTCTGTCCGTCCGCGAGCCAAATCATCAGTAGATAAAAATGTTTTCTTACCATTGGCAATAAGTTCTTTTGTTCGATCCATAATAAGAAGCGAAGAAAGATCGGGTAAACGAGTCCTATTTCTTTGCAAAACTGGTTGAAGACCTTGTTTTAATTCTATTTCTATTTTTCCATTCAATCCCGCCAAAAGCCTCATTCTTTTATATGGATTTACTTCAACTGGTAAATCTTCCTTTGCTTGTTTTACCAAATCAAATATAGGTGATAGACGATCAAGAAGCTGTGTACGAATATCTGGTGTTATTCTTTTAACTTCACGAGCTTTTTTTCCTGCTTCAAATCCAGTTTGAATTTTCTGAAGAGTTGGAGTTTCAATTTTTGGAACTTCTGGTTTAATTGGCGGAATACCAACTTCTTCTCCAAGTTTTATAAATCCAGCTTCAGCAAGTCGTTTTTGAGCCATAATTTCACGTAAAGCTGGTGGACGTGTTTGTTCAAATATTCCCTCATACGGCGTTCTTAAACTCTCTCTAGTTCTCTGAAATTCAGTTAAAGGTTTTTGTTGCAATGGCACTTGAAACTCAGGAGTTATTCTATCTAAAAGATTTTTCATAACTTTTTTATAAGGGTTACTTTCAGGAACGTTAGCTATAATTTTCCTTGCAACTTCAAAATTACCACGGTTAACTGCTTTATCAAAATCTGCTAAAAAACCTCTACCTGTTTTTCGTTGAATTTCTTTTTGTATTGCTCCAAATGTTTTAGTTGGAAGTTCAACTTTTGCTCCAAAATCAATAAATCCTCGCTGATCTCCGAGTCTCATTTCTTCAGGTCTTAAAATTCCTTCTTGAGGTCGCCATTTTATAAGCCGTTTCATCTGTAAACTGTTCATTGCTGCATTTAAAACATCTTTTCCATATACTCCTTTTACAAACTTAGGAGTATGTCCTTCAGACAACAGTCTTTCTGCTTGAGCTTCTGCTAATATATTAGGTAGTCTAATATCTGGCATTTTCTCAACTTTCTGTCCCAAAAAAGGAAGTTTTATAAATCCTTTTTGCTGACCAAATAAACCACCTATTTTTCGCAAAGACTCTTTAGAAGGTAATTTGAATTCTGCTTGCTGAAATTGTCCAGGGCCAAAAAGTGCTCCTGTCGCAATATCAATAGCAAGACTCTCAGGAGTTAATGGTTTTCTTTGTAAAGCTATATCAACAGGAACACCCTGAAGCACATTAAGAGCGGCTGGCAATCCTCGTCTAACAGCAGTCTGTGAAATAGCTCCCAACCCTCTCTGACTTAAAAATCTTTGGGCAGGCAATGAGACTTTTTGCAATGCTCTCGCCAAGAAAGGATCGGTTCCCCTAACCACGCCATAAATAGCAGGTGCTCTTCCCAAAAATTCAGCAGCCGATTGTTTAGCTTGTTCTATAATCTCAGATGGCTTTTTGCCCTGAAGGGCAGCTATACCACCACCAACCAATCCTCCAAGTACCCCCGATACTCCAGTAAATTTGGCTAAAGCTGCTGGATGTCTTGCTCCTGAAAGTAATCCTAAAGTTGTTGCTGCTGTTCCAACTCCTGCTTCTATAACTTCTCTAGGCGGCCTTATTTCTTCACCAACTACCCTTCTATAATCCTCTATGTTTCTATTTATCTGTTCCTGTGTTGCGGTAACTGATCTTCTTAACCTTTCTCGCTGTTCTGGTGGTACTCTTGATTGTTGAACAACCATCCTATTTATCTGTTCTTGCAAGCGTTTATTAGCATCCTCTGTCCTTCTTCTTGCCAGTTGAATATTAACTCCACCGCCAATTTGTCTTCCAAATGTTTCGATAGGTCTTTTAAAAGTTTCAAAAGCTGTTCTTAATTCTTTAGGACTAGATAAAGTCTGGGCTTGTCTATAAGTCCTTCCTAATTCTGTTTGTCCTAAAAAATTACCTAAAAATCTTTGTGCTGTAGTATGAAATGGCATATTAGTTTAAAACCTCCACGGTTAAAATTTGTGAAATTACAGTATTTCCTGTCGTATTGGCAGATTTTGTCAATGTTACACCAATAACCTGAGAAGCATTTGTAGCAACCGTTGTAGTAGTTGTACTTAACATATCCCATACAAAAGCACTACTCGTTGAATCATCACCAAGTCTAAGAGTCCCCCATCCTTGAATTGTCCCAGAAGCACCTGTTGTTCTACAAGTAAGATATGCCTCAATTTCCCAAAACTCATCAGACATATTAGCAGTCGGGGTTTGTGCGCCTGTGGAAACTACAGTAGTAGAGCCTAATTCGATATGATAATCGTGAGTTGGAGGCGTTGCAGATGAATCTAAATATCCCATTGCTTTTATTCTAATTGTTTTTCCTACTGCAAAGAAATTTGCAGGTAATGTTACTGTTCCAACCCCTGTTCCAACTAAAGTTGTTTCTGAAGCAGTATCTCCTACTGACGCATCTGCGGTTTGGGTAAAAATAACTCCTTGCAATGTCTGTTCTATCCCAGCAATAAAAACTTGAAATCCTTTCTGAGTGCTATCATTCCATATATCTCCACTTCCTGTTGAACCTGCTTTTTGCGCAAGATTTACTTTACCTGTAAGTTTAGCGGCATAATCCGTAGCATCAACTAAAATATTTAAACCAATATAATTATCTGCAACAGTATCAGTTCTGAAATCCGCATAAATGGCTGTATAATCATTTGCAGCAGACACATCGCCTGTCGGAGCTTGAAATGCAATACCAAATATACTACTCACAACAAAACCAGTAGGAACAGAAGGTATTATTAATACTGGTGTATAATTTGATAAACCATCTATATGTACAGAAGGAGTAATTTTTAGCATTACTGCATCCCATTCGGCATCCTCACCAGTATTACCATCTAAAATAAGCTCGCCAGTCATGGTATCCCCAGTTCTTAAAACAAAACCAGCATCTATATCACCTTGTGTTATCTTAGGTTGGTCAATTCCATTATGATAATGCTGTTCTGGTATTTCTTGATCTTTAATTGTTGGTGAATAAACCACCTTTAATTCATCTGCCATAAGTTTAATATAATGCACTTCTTGTGCTAAATACAACTGCTGCCGATAGCAACTCTGGTGATGTAGAGCCAGAAGTTTTTAAATCAGCCCTAAGTTGTATTTCTTTCCAAGTTTTCATAAGCGTAATGGGAAAATACTTCTCTGTATCACCATCTGTATCAGCAGTTCCCAAAGAAGTCCAGCTTGAATTTCTATCCAAACGATAATAAAAATCAAAACTTTCATTTGCTGCTAACTCTTTAAAAGTAAACTTAATACTATCAAGTTCTTTCTTTATATGAGGGTCATCGTCATCAAAGATTAAAGAATGCCAAATAGCAGTTGTATATGTAGCAGTGCCAGATATGCGGTCAATTCCATTTGTCGCAGTAGTATCCTCCCAACCGATATATAGTTCATTTGGCCCCACAGAATGAACAGCGCCAATTTTTAGAGTTGTTCCAGTTTTAGTATTAGTTGAAATAATGTGAGGAATATTTAATGCAGTAGGATAATTCTTGCTAGTCCTGCCGTATGAATATACACCTTGAGTAATTGCTGTTGAATCAGTTTTTCCAGCCGTTCCTATAAATATATCACCTTTATGAGAGGACATAGCTCCTGGAAAAACTTCAAGATAATCATCTCCTGTTAAAAGATTTGTTAATTGACGCAATTTTGTTATATTGCCGTTATATAAGAAAAGATTGCCAACTGAACCTGCTACATAGTATAAATTATTGTCAATAACATACATAGCATTTATTGCTCCATCAGTTATTTCAAGGAAACTACTAACTCCATCATCAGTTCCATTCCAAAACCACAAAAATCCTTTTTCATAATCATAAACATTTGATCCTTTCCAACCGCCCATTGCTAATAAATCACCAATAACTGCCATTGCCCTTATTTTCCAACCAATAGGTAAAGTAAGTTTATTATAGGTAAAAGTAGTATCATCCCATTCAGCCAAAAATCTTCCATTAGCAAAATACAAATTTCCTAAAAACTCAACAATAGGAGCATGATCGTTTTCAGTCTGAACATTTGTTGATTGCCAGCTTTGAGTAAGCGTTGGAGAACCAGATAAAAGGCCATAGCGAGCTATTACTGAGGTTTTCCGCAAATATACATAATCATTCCAAATACGCATTCCTTGTCCTGCTGCCGTAGTTGGAGCTGTCAAAGCAGACCATGAACCAGCACTTTCTTCCCAAAATTTCCCATCATCTCCATATGCATACGTCTTATCATTTACTGCATCGTGCTCAATCCATTTTGGAAGATCAGTAATAGTAGTTGAAGAATCTTTTGTAGTTTTAACTTGTACGCCTAATGCAGAAAGATCAGTTCTTATATCCAAACGATCACCATAATCAAAAGAACCTCGTGGCCCTTCTTTCGGACTTTCAGAAATACCACCCCAAAAACGATCTATTAGCCATACTTTTTTTGTAGCCATAATTAATCATAATAATCTGGATCAAACCATGCTCCATCCCATGCTCTAGGTGTTCCATATCTTCGTATATGAGGTGCTTTAAGAATTTGTGATCTTGTTCTTTGACTATATTTATTAAAAAATTCTCTTTTCCCTTTATCGTAAAGTGCTTGATAATAGGCTGCTTGTTCTGGCTCTTTTTTCATCATCCAATAAGTAGCAACTGGTTGATACCACAACAATGCATGATAATCTTCAGGAATAAGAGGCATCTCACCAATTGTATAAGCAAGACCTGAAGTAGTTGTTCCTTGAAAAGCCTTTTTAAGTGCCATAACTGTTGTTGAAGTGAATCCTGACAATTCATACCACCTTGCATTAAGATTACCCTTAATGAATCTACCTACCATCGCAGCAGTCAATGTAGTACTACTTCCTGTAACTACAGTACTTGAGTTTGTAAGAGTAACTGTTCCAGCCGTGTAATCATCATATTGCATATCAACTACTTTTTTCACATAATAATAAGTTCCATTGTTAGAAGAACCAGCGCTAGTTGGTACTGGATAAATTTGTATCTCATCTCCAGTTATATGATAAAACTCTGGAATATCCGAGGAGTCGGTATCACGATACATCTGGATTCTTTGCCATTGATCGTGCGAAGCAACTTCAGTCAGGGAATAGTGGACATCAGAATCCTCAATAGTTACCGCTACCATCCTGCCGTAATCAAAAGGAAGGTCATATTTATAATCGGAAGCGGCAGTGGTAAAATTGGCAGTTTTCTCAGCAAAGTACCAATCGTGAAGACCTAGAAGTTCTTTGTGAGTATCATTAACGCGGGCTTTGCCAATAGTAGTATTGGTAGCCGTATCATCACCCGTGTGTTGTTCGTATAATTCGTAAAAATTTTGAAATGTTAGTGCCATACATAATTATCGTTTAAATCTTAATAATCTTTTAGCCGCATTTAAAATATTACTATCAAATCCTCCAAACCTACCTTGTCTTTGTGGTTGTCTTTGGTTTTGCTGTTTTTTTGGATAACCACCAAATTGTCTGTGAAAACCTTGTATTCTTTGTATATCTTCTCTTATTGGATTAGCCATATTTATTTACCTTTCTTTTTAAGGAATCGAGCAGCAGCACGTCCCATTTTTAAAGCTCCTCCTACTTTTGATCCCACTAATAAACCAATACCTTTTCCAGCCATTCTTTTTACAAAATCGGCTTGTGATTCATTAGAATATTTTGAAAATTCAGGCATTTCTTGACACCTCCATTCCTTTTTTGCGAGCTTCAGATAAAGCAATCGCTAAGGCTTGCTTTTTATCAGTTATTTTGCGATCTCCACGACCTTCCATTTCACCACTATGAAACTCTCGCATTCTGCGAGCAATAAATCGTTGTGCTGGTTCAGAATATCTAGCCATAATTTCTCACTATTCTTTCTATGCAGGTGTAGTTACAGTAATATTTGCATCTGAACTTAAAGGTCTCCATAAACAGTACCAATCAATTACTCCTGCTGTAAGAGTAGCTCCTGTAATCTTCAAAAGCACATCCAATCCATCATTTATCGCCTGCATAGCAGGAGGTGTGCCCGCACCAACTCTAGTATCGGTTGCATCTACATAAACATCCCCATCAGCATAATTAGCAGCCGTTCCTTGAGCGATAAGAACTGCTGTATTGCCCGTAACCCCAACTTCTATAGTCGGTGCTCCACCAGAGGTAATAGTAGTATCAACTATTCCAAAGACTGATACCAAAACATTACCTGTAACTGTAAAAAGAGTATGAGAACCTACTGCGCCTGTGGTGGCAGCAACAAATGTCCATGTAGATTCTGAAGCAAATGCCTCATTAGAGTTTATTGTCCTTCTATTTGCGTCTATGTCTTGTGAAGCTAATGTATATTGTGACATATTAAGCTCCTTGATCTATCAAGGCTTGTACACCACCTCCTCCTGTTATTCCTGAAAATCTTGTTCCTCCAACTCCATATCTGCTTTGTAGAATACCAGGTGTTTCTTTGACTACTCCAAAAGGACTATATGCGTTGTACAAAGATAAAATAGTGTCAGGATCCATTCCTTGAGCCAGATATTTACCCATAACAGAGTTTAGAGTCATTCTTCTCTCAATATCCCGTGTCATGTTTGCCACCACCTGCATTGTTTGAATATGCTGTCCTTCCTGTTGCTTCAATTGCCCTGCTTGTTGAGCTTGAATTTGGCTCAATTGATACCCTTGATTAACAGCGCCCTCATACTGACGAAGCAATGACTCACGATCTTGAGTAAGTCCGCTTACTTGCTGAGCTATAGAATCGGCAACCACACCAAATTGTGCTCTTGCCGCATCAAGATTTGATTGTAAAGGCCGCAACCCCGCCTCTGTTTCCTGACCATAAATATCAGCCGCCTGTCTTGATAACTGTAAAGCTCTGTTATATCCAACATCTGCTGTTTGGGCAAGCTGACCAGTTTTCAAAAGCTGTTCTCTTATTGGTCTTTCTTCCATTGCTTCTATTCTTCGTCTTGCAGCCTCAGATAACATTCCAGTTTCTTGTCTTCTTTGAATTGCTTCTGTTGGTAAAGTTTCCAATAATCCTTGTTGTCTTAAAATATCAGTTTCAAGCCCTGATAATACTTTTTCCTTTTCAGGTATTCCTAATCTTGCCGATTCTTCGGTATAAATCTCGCCCACTGGTCGTCTTAATGAAAGAAATGATGATAATGCCTGTTCATGGGGTGCAACGATCTCCCCATAACGTCTCATGGTTTCTTCAGCAAATCTTTTATTAGCTTCTTCCTGAGATGGAACGCCAAACTGTTGTGGACTTGGCGGATTAAAAGTAGGAGATGCTGGGAGAACAGCACGAGTAGCTTGTGGAAGCGGTGGTTGAGGAGGTAATTGGCGAGGAGAAGGTGGCGGTATTGGTTGTTGTGCTCTAGCAATAGGCGCAGGTGGCGGAATAAAAGCCTGTCTTGCTTGTTGTCCTATTTGTTGTGCCCCTCCTGCTAATTTTTGCACTCCTCCTATAATAGCTCCAGCAGCCTGTCTTCCAAATTGCTGAACAGGTTGCAGAAATCGTTGTGCTGCTCCTAAAATATTTCCAAACATAAATAAAAGAGAGTCTTACGTTTATTAAACTTTAGACTCTCTACGATGTCAAGCGATTAAATTAAAAGTATTTTTGGCTAAATTTGCGCTTGTCTTAAACTTATATTATGTATCAATTCTTCTTTTGTCATTTTTTCTATATTCTCAATTCCTAGATCCGTTGCGAGCATTGACAATGCTTCTCTTGTCATACTAGGTTGTTCTTTTATTGGTTCTTCAATATTGGAGGGAATTTCAGTTTGCGGTTGAGGTTGATTGCTTTTTACAACCTGAGTTAACTGTTGCACTATTTGCGTCAAATCTTTTACTTGATTCTGTAACTGTTTAACATCTTCAGATTGTTCTTTTGTTATTCCTCCTTCTTCAATTTGATCTTCTGGAACAGGAATTGGAGTATCTATCAAAAAACCAACAGCTTGTTTCATAAGAGATTTACGTATTTCACCAGTTATTGTGAAAGGTTTTCCAAATTCATCCAGTGCTTTTCCCCATGTTTCCATGTCTTTAGGATCACGGCCAACATTTTTTACTTTTTTTATAAGTTCGCGATCAGCCAATTGTTTAGCAAGAAGTATAAGCATATAATGCTTATCAGGATCAAATTCACGTGTTTCACCAGAAGCGAAAATATAGTTTACACCAGCAAAACGCCCTGTAAATTCTTCTTTTGTGAAGTTTGTAAAAGAATATTTCTGTTGCATAGGTTAATATGAATATTGTCTTCTCAATGCTTAGGTCAATTTGAACGGAAATGTGAGCATTAACCTATGACAATAGACCTAAGCATTCAAAAGACAACTATTCTAAAGCTGCTGCTAATATCATTCCAGAACCTTTACATTTAGAACAAAGTGTTTTTTCATCTATTAATCCTCTTTTCCAAGGACAGTCTGGACATCTTACTAAAGTTTGTGGAATTTGAGTTTCAGCTTCGTCAACTGCTTCTTCTGGTAAAGGTTCGTCAACTAAATATTTCTTTTTTCTAGCCATATATTAAATTTTATTTATTTTTATTTTTGTAAAATCTCCAAATGTATTAAATATTCTTCTTCCTAAATCCACAAATCTACTTAATAATTCAGCTTGTTCCAAACTCAATCCACCTGTACCATAATCTGTTATTTGAAAAGTTGCTATATTATCTTCATTAAATTCGCAATCAGCCTTAATTTGTTTATTTGAAACTCCGATAATTTCTATTAAAAGTTTATGGGTATAAGCCATAATTTATTTTTATTTTAAATTAAGTTCTGAATATCTCGCCTGTTTCGGCTGTAGTTGTAGTTTCTCCATAACAGCCAGTTATAAATACTGTCGCAGGAACAAGACCACCTGTACCATCCGATGCAAAGGTTACTTGTGAACCAGTTGGGGAAACGATTGAAGCGAAATAACAATTCGCCATAATACCTACGCTTCCAGTTAAAGAAACATATCTCTTTGTTTCACCAGAGGTTATATTTGGCATGGCACTAAAAGTACAATCTCTTATTACAAGACCATTTATCCCATTCGTACCCGTATAAATATTACAATCAGTGCTGGCAGCTGGCCCCGAAAACTCACAATTTTCAATAACTATATCTTGTGGAATTGTTGATGCTCCATCAGGCAATACAATATCCCCCACATTCTTGTAGAATCTGCAACCAGAAACCAATCCCTGCCATGCTCCGCCATCGCCTGACCATTGGATCGCTCCGCCAGTTTCAGCATCAGTGGAATCAGTCCCTACACAGTTTTTGAAATGACAATTTGCAATAGTCCAACCAAAAGCTGCATTTGTCACCCCACCATCATCATCAAGCAAAATCCCTCCGCCTGTTGCACCTGATCCATTAATACCAAGATTCGCAATTAAACATCCTGGGGCAGCAATAGTAATAATTGCTTGAGTGGTAGTTCCACCAACTTTAAGTTGGGGAAGTCCACCTTGAGTCCTGCCTCTTGAAACTCCAATAATAGATACTTGGGGAATATCAATGGTTAAATTAGTGGTATAGCTAGTTGGGTCAGTATCAGTTTGAGCCATTGTGCGAGCTGCAACATAAATTACATCCCCTGCCGCAATTGTAGAAGGAAAATCGGATAATTTCCCATCAAAATCACTTTCACCAAAAGCATCCTCCCAGCTTTTGCCGCTACCACCTGTTGACTTATCTCCATCTACAAACCAAACATTACCACCTTCAATAGGAGTATTACCATCTATTATATCATCTGGATACCATTTATGTTTAAATGTTCCAACTGGTGAAAAATATTTGCTTGCTCTACCCATATATTTTTAAAAACCCTCACAAAGAGGGCTAATCTTTGCTCATCCTGAAATAGTAACCTTGTCTGCAAGAGACCTCGTCAATGAGCCTTATGGCAAGTTTAAGAAACATGGCTGAACTTCTGCCGATACTCCTAAAATGCCTGCTGTTCCAATTCTTTCAAGTAAAGTCACTGCTTTTGTAACACAACCTGCCGTTGTTGTAGATGGGGAAAGTCCTTCTCCAACTGCTGCCACAGTTATATCTGAAAGAACTCCAAATTGACCCTCAACACCAATCCAGCAATGATCTGAAGCTGCTGCTGCTGTTAGAGCAACTCCAACAGTAATACCAGTTCTGCTTGTTGGACTTTGAATCACTCCATCATAAGGATTTTTTGTAACTGTAACTTTTGAAGAAGTTGTTAAAGCTGTTAAGACGCGCTCAAAAATACCAAATGTGCAAGTACCTGATGCAGCAGTTACATCATGGGATTCAACTGTAAAATTTTGTCCAATTCCAGGAGTTACTGAAACAACCATTGTGCCTTCTACAAATTGGTTTGCAGTTGTTGCAGTACCACCTAATGTAACTTCTATACTCTCAGCATTTGCTGCTGCTGTTGCTTGTACTGCCATATCAGTATAATTAGTACTTCGCGCGGGACTTTGCAAAAGATTTCCTTTAACCAAAGCTGAACCTCCAACTTGTGCATATCTGTATTTTCGGCTAAATGAATCATACCCGATTGCACCTAATGGATGATCTTGACCCGTTTTAGTGTCAAAAGGGTCAATTCCGTATAATACTGGTAAACCTGTTAGTGTAGACATATTTTTATCCTGTAATTCCTGTTAATTGTCCTTGCAATCTAGGATTTGGACTAATAAGTTGTCCACCAATTTTAAAGAATCCTACTTCTGCATCTTGAGCTGTAGGCTCTCTTAATCCTGACCAATAAAATTTAAAAGATGTTGACGGCCCTTTGGCATAAGGCCCTTCAATTGTTGATGAACCAAGATTTACTTGATTCCATCTACTTGATGGCAAAGAATACCAAGCAATTGTCGGTTCATTAAACATAAAAAATGTTTGACTTGCTGATTTTTCGTCTCGAACTACTGGTATTCCCCTAAAGTAAAGCGAATCAAAACCAAGATCCCCACCAAGTGCTTGTTTTGAAGAGACTATTCCATCGTATGTTGATTGTGCATAACCAGTAACATTAATATTCATTTGAACCGTTGGTTGTAAAAGTCCTTCATAAATAGTCCAGACAGCTTCAGACCCAACAGCCAATGTTGGTTTTAGTGTTCCAACTGCACAATCATCAAAAAGAGTTGCTAATTGTGAAACAGTCATAACTCCCCCTGATGCGTTTCTTTGACCATTTAAGGAAGTGTAAGTTGTTCTTGAAACTCCACCATATGTAGCAACATCAGTACCATCATCACTTATATCCAAAACAGAAAGAGGAGCTTTGCCAGCCTGAAGTGTATAAAAAGCATTACCAATTGTATCAGCCATTGATTGTTGCGACCATTCCATTTCGGTTGTTAGAAGTTTAATAATTCCTGCTCTTGTGCTATTAACATCAAGATCAGTTCCTGCTATAACTACTGATTGTGAGAACCAACGAGGTTCAAAAGAAAGTCTAACTCTTGTATTAATTCTACTTGTTGAGAGAGTATCCATTCCATCATACCATTGTCCAGAAGTATTTTTTCTGTAGGCATGAGCAAATTTCATGGTCTCACCATTGTATGATTTTGAATTCATCAAAAGTCTATGAGTTAAAAAATTACCGCCCAATACACCATCTGCTACCTTTGGTGCAAGACTATGAAGTGTTAAAGATTGTATGTAATCATCAAATGTTGCCATATATTATTGCCCTAATCTTTTAAGTTCTCTTTCCAAAATTGCATCAAAACTTGGTTCTTCTAATTTTCTTTGCTGAAAAGTTCTTTGTCTTTCTCCTTGCTCAGTTCCTTTTCTTGCTGAACCTACCTTTGCTTCCTGCGCTTTTTTGATGCCATCTTTTTCTCCTTGTTCCAATCCTTCTTCTTTTGCAGCTAATGTTGTTTGTTGTAATTTATTCCAAAGAGCAACTGATTTCTCTTTATCATTTAGATCATACTCAACTATTAATCTTGCAAAATTTGTTTTATCTTCATCTGTTTTTAAAACACCTACTATTTTTAATTCTTCCAACCAATCAGAAAAATTTTTATCTTCTGCTGCTTGTACTTTTTTGTTTTCTTCATCTATCTGCATAAACTCAGCAGAAATTTCTTGTTTTGCTTGTCTTATGATTGCCTTTGCAATCTCAGCTTGAGAAGGATCAGTAGGTGTCCAACCACCAATGTTTACTACTTTATCAGGTTGCTGTTGAGATGTTGTTAAACGTTCTTCTAATCTATTCAGCCTTTCTTCCCAAGCCTGATTTCCTTCTCCGATCCTTTTTGCAACTTGTCTTTCAATGTACGCCTGAACTTGAGGATCTTCGTGAAAAGGAACTTTTAGTTCTTCTTCTTTTTTCTCCTCAATTTTAGGCTCTAAATCTTGTCCCAATTTTTCATCTAATTGTTCATCTGGGACTGGATTTACTGTTGGGTCTATTGCCATATTTTTGCACCTGCTTTTGACAGTCTGGTGGGGACTGAATGGCGTATATAAAAAATTAAGGTGCGTTTCCTAGCAAAGCTAGGCGCTCACACCTTTCCGCTTAATGTAAATATATAGAGTAGGAAATATAATATGAAGGGGTTGACAAATTAAACAGTATATCCTGCTTCAATATAATTATTCAATGCGTCTATTGGTGGAACTCCCGTAGTATATTCTATATGTAATTTAGCAGCATTAGCTTGAACTCCATCGTAAGAATCTGAAATAATATATCTACCAGCAGGACTCGCATTATTAAGATGCAAACAAGCCATTACGCCACTGCTATAGGTATATGTGTCTATTAATTCTTGAATAATAGACACGATGCTAGGTGAATTATTAAATGCACCTTGAGTTTCGGGAGCGCCAGAATTTATATCCCACGTTGTACTAGCTGTAGTTTTAGTACGAGCTGGCACCCAAGTAGCACCATCAAACTGAGCAGGAGATGATACATCTTCAAAATAAATAATGGTTTTTATAGTTCCACTAGAATCAATAAAATCAAGATATAAACTTATATAGGCAACATCAATAGTAGAATTATCCTCTATTGTTATCCCTGTCCAACGGTATCCAGAATCATAAATATTCCCGCCAGCTTCCCCAACAAAAAGGTCTACGGCGGTAGGATTATTGCTCTCTGTAGCATTCTTTACATATGTATCATCTAAACTTGCTCCAACTTGAAAATTTAAAGTTGGATCAATAGTTATAGGAAAATTCATACCAGTGAAATTAAAACCTAAAGTCAATATTCCTTTGCTATAAGATATATCAAGTTTTCGTATGATTGGTATATTTCTTGTTCCAGTTGGTGTATCCCAATATTCTAAATTTCCAATATATTTTAAAAAACTTATATTACTTATAGTAATTGGAAAACTTAAACTATCAAAAGAAACTGGTTTTTTAATAACTGCAAGAAATTTTACCCCATCATTCCCAAGTATTATGTTTACATTAAAGTTGGGATTTGTCCAGACAAGTTTATTTCCATCCCAAATACCTGTTTTATTATTCAAGAATGAAGGAATTGCAAATTCTAAATAGTCTGGTTTATTTCTGTCTGGATAAAAACGTCTTGCTCCTTTATCTGAAATATATAACTTATAAGGTGCTTCATCTACTAAATAATCAAATCCAACCTGATCTGATATCTTTTTAGAAAGATTAATGTCCTTCCATTTATCTTGACTGTTTTTATAGTGAATTGAATTTATTGAACTATCTAAAACAAATTTTTTTCTTCCATCAGATAAAGTTTCTAACAAGTATGTTTTGCTTGTTCTTGTTCTTTTGTCTAATAATTCCATCATTTTCTTTAATTTATTTTTCTTACTCATTAACTTTTAAATTTTTATTAAAAATTAAGTGAAATAAGTATAGCGAACCCCTTCGCCATTTACTGTAGCATCTATATAAATATCAGCCAAATTATCAATTTGTAGAACAACTACATCGCCTACTGTTAACCCTAAGCCTGTACCTGTTGCTACGGTTGCATCAACTCCACTTGCTCCAATAGCAATTAATCCCGTATTATCAGTTTGTGCTTGAATTATAACTTTTTTACAAGCTGTTGAAGTTGCCAAAGCCTCATCAGTTCCTGCTGTAGTTACTGTTTTAACACCATGTCCAATTCCAGTTATTACATGATCCGCCTTTGACCATAATGCCCCTTGAGAATCAACTCTTATGCCTATCGCATCCCCTTCAACAGGTGTCAACGTAGATAAAGCATCATCTCTAATTGCAATTGCCAAAGTTCCCGTAGGAGTTGCGCCTAAAGCCGCATCTACGGCATACTGTGTTCCTCCGCCAAAACTGGTAATCTGAGTCCCATCAGCATCTACTATTGCAACTACTGCGGGATTTGAATTAGTAAGATCAAGCTGATCCAGAATACCTACATCTCCATAAATGCTTATATCATCTGTTGCGGCATCTATATTTCTTATATCAAGATCACTTGCTGAAACTACAACATCATTGTTTACTCCAAGATTAACCAAAAGACCATCTGTTGAGCTTCCTTGTGCCCTATCCCAAGTCGTACCATCAAACCAATGTGGATATGCACCAACTGAGGTTATAGTCGGATTTGTCGTATTATCAGCAAGAAGTGCTGCTGCTGGAAGTTCTGAATCTACAGATAGTGATACGGTATCTGAAAGAATAAGCCGACCATTAATATCAACAGCCAAAGCAGTACCATCTTCATCGTTAAGCGTTAAAGGTGTTGAATTATATACTCCTGGTAATCCATAAACTGTAAATTTAGCCATTAATTCCTTTCTTTTTCACAAAATAAACATGGTTTACGAGGATTTGATCCAATAAGATGTTGTTCGAAGTGTCTCTTTTTTTCTCGATATTTATTTGTTAATCTATAACCTGTAAAAATAGTATGTATTCTTTGTCTAGTTACACCAAAAAGAAGACCAATTTCCTCAAACGTTAATCCTTTTCCGCGTTGTAATTGGACTTGGTTATATGTTGGCATTATGCTTTACTCTTAAAGTATTGTATTTGAGCAAGCCTTCTTTTTGCAGCCGCAAGAGTAGAAGATTTACCAAGATTTTTTCCAGTTGTATGAGAAACCACTTTATATCCACCTCCACTTTTAACTATCATATTACTACGCCTCCCTGTGGCGCAACATTTTGTCCTTCAACTGACGAACCCTGCTGTAACATTTGTCGTTCAGCCAAAACATGTTTTGCATAATTAGTTTGTACTATTTCTGGAAGTTGTAAAAACTGTTCAGATGCTAAAAATTGAAACTCAGCAGTCAAATGAGCCTGATATTGTGAGGGGTCAATTCCTTCAAATGGTGCAACTTCTCCACCTTGTAAAAATACTCCTGTATGTTGTGTGCCAAATTGCTGTTGCATTGGCTGTTGAGGTTGTTCTTGAAGGGATTCTTGAGGAATCTGTCCTTCCATTGATTGTCCCATTGGAGCAATAGGCGCAACAGCTTGACCATTTGGTAATTGTTGACTTTGTTGTTCTCGATCTTTTTGTATTTCAACAGCCAAATCAGGATATAACTTTTCAGGAGCTACCTTTTGTAAATAAATATTTTTTGCCATTTCCATTGGATTAGGAAAATCCATACGCTTAAATAAATCAAGATCAGAAATTTTCTGCATCTTTGCTAAATCTAATGCTTCTTGACGCTGTGAAATCTTATCAGTTGGCAATGTTGATCCAGATTTAACAATCAATTTAATTCCACGCTTATTATAATCTTTTATTTCCTTTTCAAGTTCTGTTCCTTTATTTTCTCCAAGTACTTTTGCATAATGTTCTTTCTTATATTTAACCATCATCATTTGAATTTCCCAATTATAAATCTGAGAAGAAACACGTTCAATTCCTCTAACTATTGCATCAATTCTTCCATAATCAGATTCTTTTGATAGAATATCTTGTCCTAAAGTCGGTTGTTTTGATTTCTCCCCTCGTGTAGTTGAATGAGTCCCTATAACATTATCAGCAGAATTTTCAAGATGTATTAAATCATCTAAGACATGAGAAGCTAATTGTTTAGGTGGTACTCTATATATAGCACGAGTCGGATCACCACCCTTAACACTCAATTTATCATCTGGTGCTCCTGTATATTTATATAATTCATCTCTATCTATTAACTCTTGAGCACCAACTAAAATTCCTTGATCTCTGCTGGTATCAGTTATAATTCGTTGAATAAGATTTATTCCATCCTGCAAAGATATACCTTGTGAAATTGGCGTAGTGTCATCCCAAATATACCGTCCCAAATTCTGAGAATTTAAAAACATAAAAGGTTTATGGGGAAAATCAAAATGATTAGCTTCTTTATCAAATGTCTTATCTTCTTTCCATACCAAATAAGGATTTAATTTTTTCTGTAAAATAACATCCCGCATTTTCCAAATAACATTACTCCCATCCTCATTCCAATATTCATAAAATCCAATTGGCGTTGAACCATATTCTTGAAGATTTACAGAAGTACCTGGAAAAATATTGGCAAGAATATCATCTTCCTTATCAGGAAACATTTTAATTAAATCTTTAAGTGATTTTTCAAGATATTGAGCAACCCACACATCGTTATTATAATGTCCGTCTGTACCAATAATAATTTTATGAGGATGGACAAATTCAATTATAAAATCATCCAAATCTTCACCCCAAATAATCTTTCCTATTCCTATTTTATATAAAAGAAGATGCCTTGATAGCATTTCATATAATGCTTGTTGCGGATAATCTTCATCGTTATATTTATCAAGAAGAACTTTTTGGAGTTTATCTACAAAAGGCTTTGATTGCTCATCATCATCTTCTCCATCAAGAATACTAATTACAGGCTCAGCAGGACGAGATGTAATAATCGGTACCATTGTCTCAACCGACATATAAATTCTGTTTTGAACTATTTTTGAATTATGCCAACGTAAATTTAAACCTTCTAATTGATCTTTTGCCCAATAGCGTTCGTTTCTTTTTCCTTCTTTTCTAAAATTTTCATATTCCTTACTTACCGATTCTATTTTTTTATCAATCATTTTGACAAGTTCTTGATCCGAGGCATCAATAGTATAATAATCGCGGATTTCTCCTACGCCTTCTTTGTGTTCATCAAGTGGAGAATAAACGTGGGTAGGCATAACAATTTATATTCATTTCCATTCACTTACAATATATTACTTAAAAATCTAAAAGTCAATATCTAAACTGATCTCCAATCACGATTAGCATTAGGATTCCATTTTTCTACAATAAATCCTTCAGCTTTTTTGGGTAGGAATCTTTTATTCTCAGGTTTTAATCTTGGTGCCCATTCTGCTGGTGTTGGATATTCAGAAAGCATTTGATAAGCAATTGCTCCTGCCATAATTAAATCTGAAAACGTACCACTTTCAGGACGAGGTTCGTTAGAACGTTCATTGATAACAAAAGTAAGCATTTCAGACACAAATATTTTATCATAAATTTTTAATTCTTTATTACGAATAACCATTGCCAAAGTATCCAACATCAAACGCCTATTAGCAGAGGTAGTAGTCCAACCTATTCTTTCTTCTATTTTTTGCGTAATTCGATCAAATGTTTTTTGTCTATATAGTTTGTCGAGAGGATAACCAAGATCTCTAAGTTTTTCAATAGTTGCTTGACCAATATTGCGTTCAACAGCGAGTAAAGGAAATTCACCAGTTTTTTTCTTGATATAGAATCCAAGATTATTAAGTTCATATCCAAATTGAGGAGATTCTACTTTTGAATGATAAATAATTGGTATATCTAAATATTTTCTTGAAATAATAACTGCTGCGGCATAGGAAACACCTTCACCTGGATCTGCACCTGCAACTGTTTCCTCATTTCCT